CACCGGGAGCTCCCGGTGAGCCCTTGTAATAAGTGTGAAGTGCAATTCCTATATCACATTGCCTACGAATTTCCTCAGCAATTTTTGTTGGATACATGTAAGCAATTGTGTTTGGTTGGATGTATTCAAACTCTTTGCCACCAATTTCCGTGGTCTTCCAGTCTTGCAATGACCACATGAAATCGCCTTGGTAGGTCCCTTCCGTGATGAGTGTGTCGAGCCTTACAAATAATGCCGCAAGTCGATCGCGAAGATCAGGCTTAGAATAAAGATGGATTGCGAGCGATCCGAGGTCTTTATAAACGATCGGTATTTTGTTGAATGCTGCCTTCGTTCCAACAAAGAATCTTCCGTCCTTTGGATCGACACCAGCTACAAAACTGAACGATCCATCCCATTTTATGGATAGAACGTTAATGAAGTTCGGCACTCCAGCAAGCCAGTCATTTACAGAACGCAGATAAGAACAAGCAAGCATGGCTCCCGAAAAGCCTTGGAGGACCGGAAGGTCCTCCAAGTGTTCCAAATGATCAATGTGATTCATGATATAGAGGTTCCGTCAGTCGTGACCAGCTTTTGCTCGGTCAATGATTTCGTGAATTGCCTTGAGGTGGTGAGGCTTGAATTCAGAGTGATGCATGGAAGAAAGCTTCTCAATAGCATTACGATGGTGTGAAGCATGTTGTGCTTTTTCGCGCTGTTCATCAGCAACCTTCTTGAGATATTCCTTATGTTCATCATTGGTCAGGCGTTTTGTTGCGCCAATCGCCTTTGATGGATCGGAAACCTCATTATGCATGATGTGATCGTCATCATACGGTTTCTGACCAACCTGCTTCCCAGTTGTATGCAGATGCTTTGACTCCGAACCATCTTCCCATTTAACATGAGCAATTCTATCCGTCGCACTATGCACAACACCATGCTTCTTAGCCGAAGCAAAGTTATACGAAGCTCTCAGATGAACATGGTCACCTTTATTAAAGCGTTTTTCAGATTCAAAGAGTGGTTGATCTACATCTTCTTTGACATTCTTCGGATGATGGTGCGTGATTGTCAGCTCACTCCCTTCTTCACCATTATGCTTCACTGCAAGCTTGATGTGACGAGCAGAAGGATTGTGCTTGAGAGCCTTTTCAAACTTACCCTTCAACCAATCAGCATGTTCTGGAGTGGTTGTCTTGTGGACAGCAACATGATCTCCGTTGTCCAGCTTGTGAATTTCTGGAGCAGAAATGTTCGCGCTGGTGTGAAGGAGCTTAAGATCGCCTGACTCATTGAGCAGGTCTTTGAAATTGAGAAGTGGCATGGCAGAATCCTTGGGTGTAGAAATACCATCTATGTATCAGATGACTTCGTTGATCTTCCTTGATCCAACTGGAGCAATACAGATTCGAGCACCCGCAATTCCGAAATCAGAGCGGTCGCCTTTGTACACAGCCATGAACACAGGTTCGTATGGTCCAGTGATATCTTCGCCATTCAAATGAACATGATTGGCATCCAGATAATAAGAACCACTTCCTTTCTTCAACTTGATTTCACCCTGCAACATGATGTTGACATTTTGGCGACCAAAAGAATGTCCATATTGATTGCCATACACAGCCATGTTCTTTAACTGCTTGTCTTTGATGAAACGAACAACGGTTGTTGCAGGTGGCAGAGATTGCGGATACAGACCACGCAAGTCGGAAATGAACTGCTGCGTTTCTGGATGATTGTGAATCTGAGGCTCATGCTTCAGCGACATGCCACCCCACTGTTGGAAATCACGAGCTTGTTTGCCGTCCTTGTGACTGATCCAGACAGTTTCCTTCAAATTGATGTCAAGAAGGTGGAAATCTGATTTCGGATTGTTTGGAGTCGTTGCAGCATCGAAAATGTCGAACGTCTTTGGTCCAACTTTGATCTTGACTGTCGGTGACTTTTCTTTCACCTTTGCATTATCAATTTGTTGACGAAGTGAAGCGAGTTCCTTCTTCTCCTTCAACGTTTGAATTTGCTGACGAAGCGAAGCCAACTGCATGTCTTGTTTCTTCGTCGAAGAACCTGGACCTTTGCCACCAAACTCAGCATTCTTCAGAAAATCAGTGAGTTTGTAAACGTTTCCACGACCGTCTGTGAAACGAAGTTCCTGGAGTTCGCGCATTGTACCATGATACAACACATCTTCAACTCCAGGCTTTAATTTGAGTGTAACTTTCTTGCCGTCGAGGAGTTCAAACTTCGACTTTTCTTTTAGCTTCTTGACGAAGATTGCTGGGCGCCAATCGTACTTTCGTAGCTCTGACGCAGATAGTGATGCCATGTAACTCCTTCAGATGCAAATGCTTAGCTTCTTCTCAACCCGATCTTGTAAATTGAAGAGGAAGTCATACACTTCGCGGACAAGTTCTTCTGAAACATGCACCGAGTTAGCAGCATAGCGAATAGAAGTATCAGCATCAAGTCCATAGTTGTTGGCTTGAATCAGACGATTCTCAATCTCAAACTCTTCAATTTTATTCATATCACTCAGACTGTAAGGTGAACAAAGGGATATTTGCTTTCGTACAACGTTTAATGCAATCAGCAGTTCCATTGCCGCCTGGCATCGGAATGCACCAATCAGGTTTCAGATCTACCATCTGTTGATTTCTGATTGGCCCAGCTCGCTTGCCATGTTTATCCCATTCAGCATCCATGCGAATACGGTTGATCTTTCGATCGGTGTTCTCACGAATGTAGATATACAGAATCTCAGCCATGTAATCCGCGCCACGCGCTCCACCATGGATGATTTCTGTTATCTCACCGTGCTGTTGCTCAAATTTCTCAACAGTATCAGCGAATAGGTCAAAATCAGTGAAATCTCGACCTCCTGTGAATAAGACTCTCATAACCAATGAATACTCAAGTGATGAATGAGATAGATGATGAGGTGTTCAATTCCTATCGCTAGTGCAGCAACTAGAACAATGAAAAATATCAAAAACGAACTAAAGGCTCCACTCAAATCTCCGATCCAATCAGAAGTCATGGTTGATAATCCATACAAACGTGATCCACAATCAATTGGCGGTTCTGAATCCAACCTCGGAAGTTGCCAGACCAAGCATAACCGTAGCGATCGAAATGTGTGATACCAGAAGAATCCAATGTATCGTTGTCAGGCAACGTGTACAAAAGCACCTGATCGTCTTCGCGGAACTGATCCTCAACCATCGGCGTCGCTTGATGCTCGAATGGTGATGCGTGTGCCGGTTTGCTTGTGATCAGGCGATTGTAGATTTCAAGAGCCTTCTCGAGCGAGTCATCGAGACGACGATAGGAAACCTGGGCGCAACAGGAAGCAGAAATAGCTATTGCTTCATTCAACGTCACGCCGAACTGGTCGCTTTCTTCGCCTTCCGAAGGACCTGCTGACATCCAGAATCCTGTGCCATAATACGGCACATGCCATTCACCAGGATAGAGTTCATTTGGAGTGTTCTGGTTACGAGTTTCCCACATCTGGTTGGCCAATTCTTGAATTTCTGGCTGGGCATCAGGATGACGACGTAGGTAGAAGAAATTGTCAAATTCAGTTGCCGTACAAACCACCTTGATGTGGCTGTACGGTTCAAGCAAACGATTCACGATCTGTTTGTGATAGCCAACCTTACCAAAGGCAGAAGCATATCCAATTGCGACGTCTCGAGCTTCCTTCCACCATTCTTCACGATTACGTCCAGCAATAAATGTGTCGCACTCTTCCTTTGCACTCATGCCTGGTTGGTTCTTTCCCCAATGGATCGGCATTGCCGTGTTCTGCTTGATCAATTCGATTGCGCGTTCGACAGGAATGGCGCGTGAGGAAGCCGCATTGCGCGAGAACAAACGATGAGTCATGAACTCTGCATGAATGAAGCGCGGGTATTCAAGTTCGTATGTTGTGATGCGCTTTCCAGAGGTGCTGACCGAATCAGCGATGATCTTAGCACTGATCGTCATGCTAGTTCTCCACGCACCAAAATTCCATAGGCATATTTGTCTGCAATAGGATCAAACCAATTGATCACGGAAATCGTGTAGATTGATCGAAAGCCATCGACATTCCCTTTTAACTCATCAATGATGAAATCATTGATCTCTCCATTAACTTCTTCATCATAGATGAATTTTCGGGAGACACAATTCTCGGATGTGTCAACGCCAAGAATGCCGAGCGCGTTTAGAATTGTAACAAACTCGACATTGTATTCTTTTGGCTCTTCCACTGGAGCTGCAATGATCGCTTCTGACATTTCTTTGAAGAACCATTCAGAATGTCCTGCACACTTAGCATCCTGTAATGATTCGAGCGTGAAATCAGCTTCCAAAGCAACACGTATCTTTGGTTGAAAAGTCATGGGATCAACCCAGTAGACTTTTCTTGTTACATTAATCGTCATCGTGTAGTTCCGTTTTGTATAAGAAGATTCACTTTTTCTTTGAACTTAGCGGCATCACCGCGTCCGTTGTATTGCTCTTTACCACGCTTCAATTGCAATTCTGGATAGAGTTCGACAAATTTGTTGTACGAAAGCGTCTCTGTGCCGTACGCTTCCGCTTCCCACGGCTGTTTCCAATAGTCATGTGTTTGTTCAAATCTCTTTCCATACCAAAGATCATAGAACTTCCCTTCTTCGGTAGACTTCGATTGCAAGCGCCCACTCAAGTATTGATCAGCATGACACAACTCATGGAACAACGTTTTTAAATAGACCTTGAACTTAACATCCCTGTACCGCTTATCATTGAAGACGATCTCGAAACACGTCGGTGTTGGTTCATCATCGTCTTCATCGAAGTCACAATAAGCGATTGTGTCTTCTCCTTCCGTATAACCGCTCTTCAAAAACCGAACCGCAATTTCTTCAACTTTGTCTTTCGATTCTGGTTGGAAATAGTGGTCAATAAAGAAATTCACCGCAATGGGTGTGATCTTGTATAGATCTTTTGGGATGTTAGATGTTACGAGCTTCATGTGAAGTCAAATTCAGCGGGCTTTGTGGTTGTCCTTTTGAATGAAGCAACGCTCATTGTCGAGGACTGTTGCATAGATGTAGCACGCTCTGTATTCATCACGTCTCGTTGAGCAGAGCTTTCGACGTCATAGAACCTGAACTTCGGACGGTCTACGCCGATGACCGCGCGAACACTTATTGTCACATCACTATAACGATTCTTCAACTGCTTGAACAACATCTGATTGATCTGATCCAACTCTTCTGTTCGCATGATCGCAAACATAAAGTCAGCTGTAGCTGGCAAACCAAACGATTCAGAAGTGTCTGTCAAGTCAACATCGCTCGAATCGTAACCACTTCGCGTTGTTTGCGTTGCCGAGATGACAGGAACATTGAACTCGACCGCAAGACCGCGCAGCTCTTCCGCAATCGACTTGATGATCGTGTACGAATTTGCACCAGAGTTCGCCTTGATGCGTGTCGAAACACAGATGTTCAAATAGTCAATGTAGATGATATCAGGAACGAAATTCTTCTTGATCCTGAGCTCATTCAGTAAGTGACGGAAGTGTGCGGCACCAGCCGAGGAAGTTGGGAACTCCTTGACAATCAGCTTACCAACTGTCGTCGAACGGATATGCTCCATCTTCGACAGGTAGACATCTTTCGGCATCCTCTTCAACTCATCGACGGAAACATCCATGAGGTTCGCGTCGATACGCTCGGAAATGCGCTCTTCAGCCATTTCCATCGTGATGTAGAGGACGTTCTTGCCTTTCTTCAAGTTGGCTGACGCCATATGCGTCATCAACAAGGTCTTACCCGTATTCGTGCCACCCAAGATGATGTTCAATGTTTTCTTAGGTACACCACCGCCCGTCACTTTGTTCAACCATTCGAGATCAAAATCAACACGCTCTTCTAGACGGTGATAAAATTCCCAACGCTCGGCAGCTCCATCGAAGTAATCATGACCAACGCGATCATCAAAACAAACTGAAATTGCATCCTGCAATAACTTTGGAATAGCACCGCGTGAAACAGAACCATTCTTATCGTCAATGATCTTGATAGCTTCCATGACAGCATTAACGATTGCCTTATCCTGGCAGAATTGTTCAGTCTGATCAGTCAACCATTGACGATCAACTTCGTCGCGCTTCATTGACTTCAGAACTTCTTTTGCCTGATCAAACGTCGATTGCGGCAAATTATTCAAATTAGTCAACTCCACCGCTAGAGCCATTGGCGTTGGACGTTTGTTGTACTTCTCGACGTAGGATTGGATCAAACCAAACACTACATTCTGAGCATCCTCCCTGAAGTACTCTGACTTCAGGAAGGGCATCACCGTGCGAGCAAATTCTTCATCGAATACAATTCCATTCAAAATTTGCTGTTCAATCATTACGTTCCATCATCCTCAATCAGTTCATCTGGATCAACAAATTCCGCAGAAGGATTTTCTTCACCGTCTGGGAGTTGATACTTTCCGCGAATACATTCCGCAAAATTGGTATCGCGGAAAATAGGATCCCAAAATTCTTTGCATTCCGTTCCATCTTCACGCCAGTTCTTGTCATTCTCAACCGTCGGACGTGTGTACCAACCATTCTTCGGTTTGGTAACCAGACCAAACTCAAGAGCGAGTTCAAGAAGACCAGACCATGGTGAAACGCCTTTTTCGTATGTGACGCTGATCGGAATCTTCATCTTCTCGCGCACATAACGCGACTTTTCGATGGTCAGAATGAAGTTCCAGCCCGCGATCGTGTCGCCATCCTTTTCTTGCTGACGACCGATGATGTAAATGTTGTCAGCAGCGTAGTACTGACCTGTACCACCAGAAACCACTGCTTTCGCATACAATTCCTGTGTCATGTAAGTGTGAGCAACCACATGACATGGAATGTCTTTCATTGCAAAGTGAGGTGTGATGATTCGGAACAGAGACTTGATCGCCTTTGCACGCGTCATGTCAGCAACAGACTTTTGATCCTTTGCGTCTTCGACTTCCTTCTTAGAAGCAAGGTTGCCAAGCGAATCGATGGCAATAAAGACATGGTCACCACGATTGATGTTCATCAACTGGTTGACTAGATCGAACTTGAGATCCTCAATGTTCGTGATCGGGCAGTGCAGAATACGTTTCGGATCAATACCATTACGTTTGAAGTATGACTGCGGCGTACCAAACTCGTTGTCATAGAAAATACCGACAGCATCTGGATATTTGTCAAGATAGGCTTTCAAGTTGAGCAAGACGAAGCCTGTCTTGAAGTGTTTAGATGGACCTGCCCAGATGGTTAGACCAGATCCAAATCCTCCATTCACATCGCCAGACTGGGCGATATTCAAAGCCGGGATGGAAGTACGAATCAAATTCTTCTTTGCGTAGTAGATTGATTCGTCAAGAATTGCTGACTCCTTAATGGTGGAGTTCTTTTTGATTTTATCGAGAAGCGGATTTGCCATTTGTTATCCTTATATCAGCAGTGTCTTAGTATATTCGTTGTATCAGCCAAAGAAATCACTCAATGAATAGGAACGTTCAACGCGCAGACCAGCAGCTGTTGCCAGGGTGGTCATTGGTTGAAGGAATCCGATTTTGTAGTGCGCTTGGCGATCTACGTATACATCCAGACCTAGTTCCTTCGGTAGTTCTCCGTTTGGGAAAGCGATCCACTTGCCAAATGTTGGATTCGGTGATTTCAGTTGCAGGAACTTGACTTTGTCACCATCACGGATCAACGGATAGATGTTGTCAATTCCTTTTTGCTTAATCATCGCATTGTATGCGAGCGCACCCGCAACATGCGAAGGAACTGACTTCGCGTCACCAGATGAATACTTCTGCAAATCCTTAACAGAAGAATTACGCGCTATATCTGGATACGAAGCATTGTTAAATTTTTTCTCGAACTGTTCGATGTAGTCAATGAACTTCTCTTCGTCTAACGTGATGAGAACTTCAGCAGCTTCTTGAATCGCAATACGACAAACCGTTGGCGTCGAGGAACGTACCGCTTCAATACCAACCATCTTGAATTTGGCTTTCTTGTAACGAACGCCTTCATCATCCCAAACCAACATGATATAGCGCTTACCGCCTGTCCAAATACCACGCTCGGCAATGGATTCTCGCTTCATGCGCATCTTCATCTCGAAGCCATTCATCATGTCACACAACTCATTGTAGATGCGCTTAATTTCAGGCTGAATTTTCTTCTCACAAAAAGAATCGAGCATGTTCACAATATCTTCAGTAGAAGCATCTGGCTTCTGCTTCAAGAACATCTTGACTATTTCCTCAAGATGCAGATAGAGAGAGTCAGTATCTGAAGCAACCACATAATCTCTGCCATTGGTCTTGAGCAAGTTGTTCAAGAAATCATTCAGATTACGAGCTGCCCACTGAATCACCACCTGACCAGAGAGTGTCACTGCTTCTGCCAAATCGTCGTTATAGAACAAGAACCACTGATTCGACAATGCTCCATAAGCCGAGTTCAAAATAATCTTCATGGCCATCTGGATATTATTGTACTGAATCTGCTTGCGCTTGAATTCAGTATTGCTCGGGTCGTCGGCGGATTTCTGCTTGAACTCAAGCATCAGCATCTTATTCTTCTTACGACCGTCGTAATAGTGCTGCATCAAAAACGGCAGAAATCCTTGTTTCTCACGCAAGAATTTGGAACCAGAACCAGCAATTGCATAGTTGTTCTTCTTAGCTTCATCAATCCAATATTGAGCTCGCATCGGATTGAGCCATTCATCAGGAGTGCAATTGTAAGCACGCTCAACGAACATTTCCGGAGAGATGTTCCATTGCATGATGATGTGCGGATACAGAGAATCCAAGTCAAAAGAAGCGAACCAGTCGTATTTGCCTGGTACAGGATCCTTCACATACGCACCTGCAATCGCAGCTCCCTTATGAGCGCGCTTGCGCGGCGGCATAGCCACTTTGTTGGAATTGAAGTAGTTGAGGATGATCACTTCCCACAGCAACACAGAAGTCACTGCATCTTCAAAGTTCACATGCGCATCATATGCAATCGCAAGAGCCTGTGAGATGAAGTCCATCTTCTCATCAAGCTTCACCACGATTCGAACGTCGTGGATGTTGTATTCTACGAACAATTGATGGTTGCGCAAATACAAGTCTTCCAGGTTAACATAACCAAGTGACTTGTAATCGACCTTGTCAATATCCAATTCAACCTTGCCAATGTATCCCAGGCTGTATTGTTCTTGCTTGTGATACGTGAACTTCAGATACAACTGCATATAGTCAAGCGTAGCAATACCATGAATGCGCACAGCTTGGCACTCACGTCCCATCTTGTCGAAGAACGTGTAACGTTCACAATGGTTCCAAGGAGAAAGTTTGTCAGCTTCTTCTTGACCAATGATATTACACATGCGGTTGTACATGTAGATCAAGTCGAACGATTCAACGTTCCAACCTGTGATCACATCCAGATCAAGTTCACGCCACAGTTGAAGAAAACGATAGAGAAGTTCGCGCTCGTTTGCACATCGAATCACTTCGATGTTTGGATCATCTGTGGTGAAATCATTGGTTACAAGAACCCAATATTTCTTCGCATCTGACAGCGTTACAGCAGTGATCTCATCGAGAGCCTTCTCGATGTTCGGAAATCCATTGTTTGATCTCACTTCGATGTCGAGGAATGCCTTGTGGATCTGGTTGAGATCAAAGTCAACAAAGCCAGCGTATTCGTCTGCCATGTAGACATACTGCCACTTCGTATACCCATGATATTCAAAGCCATTCACATCTTCGTAGCGCTCCATGAAGTCACGCGCTTCCGAAATGGAATCAAAGATCATCTTAGAAAGCGGCTTTTCGCCATAGAGAGACTTCCAGCCAGAATTTTCACCTTTACGATCTGTTACAAACAGATAAGGCTTGTAGGGAACACGACGCTGGACTCGCTTCCCATTTTCATATCCACGTACCAGAATATCGTTGCGACGCTGATAAACGTGCGTGTAGAATTTCGTCACTGCTTGCCTTTGTTCAAATTATTGTAATCAAACCACTGAGTCGGACGATCATCAAGCTGTGCCTTGATTTCCGGATCAGCTTCACACATGTTCTGATATTGCTCTAGCATGAGCAAGTTGCAAATGAGGTGACCGATATGACGCTGACCAGAACCACCTTCGCCAGTATCGTAGTCGTTACCACGTTCGATTTCTGCGATATGACGTTTGATACAACCGATCACTGCAGAATAAGGCATGCCTTTACACCAATTCCAGGCAGCATATTTCTTTGCACCATGCTCGAAGACCCTTGCAGTCGATTCGAGAAGATGTGTCGGGATCAAATCGTAACGAACCTTTCCCGTATTGAAGCGCGCACCAGAACCAACAACGTTTGAATTGACGTCACCAATTCCTTCCTTTTTTGTCATAGATTCTCCATTTTGTGGATGAAAAAGAGGGACACACTAATATAGCATGTCCCTGGCACAAAAACCCTAATTGTAAACCAACGTCAACTATCCATTTGACAGATTATTATTCGATTGGAAGTCCATATGCGAGGTACCCTGCACGAGTGTCCATGTCGATTTCATCGACACCTACCGTGGCAGGAAAACCAAAAATATCGTACAAGAGAGTGCCATGTTCAAGCGTAGCAAGTTCTGCGGGCGTGATGAGGGTGATCTGCTTTCCTTCTGGATAGCAATCCATTCTTCCCATATCCGCATTCGGATCACGGTGATAGCGACGCTGCACCGTCCAAACGTTGGATGTTGTCATGTGAGATTCCTATGTCATGCGCTTGCCTCATTGAGATGAGGACGCATCTTTTTGATGAGAGCAACTTCTGCTTCGTGAGCAGCAGCTTTTCCTCGTACGATCAGAATCGGCTCGTGCTTCCAGCATTCAGCACCGTAACGCCGAATGGCTGCTGGCATTGGCCAATCTTTTTTCTCTACGAAGGCTTTGTAACAATGTCCCCGAAACCTGATCCTGAGCGAAGCCGTCAGATTGCCGTTGCGGACAACCGTGATGCCGATGTAAAATTCGCCAGTAATCAGATTCGTAAGACGATACACCACGTGGTTCCTGTCGGAACGCGGCTTTCGCTTACTCATTGTTGATTCCCAGATTCCCGAAACCATTGTAGCAGTAAGTTACGGGAAAGTAAAGGACTAAAACATGAGTAAAATCAACAACTTACAGGCAACTAACAAACAGGCTTAACGGCATCTTAACGTTTAGTTAACTACCCAAAGTCAAGGACAAATCGCTCAAAGTACCGTAAGGGAGCCGTTTTCCTCGTCGTAGGCTGCTTTAAACGTGTGCACGACGCCGATCGAGTCTCGAACCACTAAATCGTACAGCCCTTCTTCCTCAGCTGCCTCTAACGAGAGGATGTCGACTAGATCGGGTTCAACCGGTTCGTTGTTCTTAAACAGGACAGAGAACAGATCCGGCTTGAAATAGTTCGGTCCTTTCAGCACCTTTCCATCTTCACGGAAAATCGGCTGACCATCTTCACCCAACTTCGACATGTTCGAGTCATGCACTTCAGCAAACGTAGCGTCAAGATCAATACCAAACGCTGCGCCTGCTCCATACACGACATACAGGATGTCTGTCAAAGCATCAGCAACTGCAACGATGTCTTTCGCAGCAAGCGCTTCCTTGAATTCATTGAACTCTTCGTCAATTAGATCGACGCGAAGCTTCTGGATAGTTTCATCGGGGATGGTCGGAAAGTCATAGACCTGCTGACCGAAGATCTTCATGAACTGAACTACCTTCTCGTAATTCGTTCGGTGTGGATCAGAGGACTTAGGCTGATCTTCAACGTAGCCTTGTCCGTAAAATTTGTCAGTCATCGTGTATTTGTCCAAATTTCTTCAAAATTTCAACTTGTCGTTCAGTGTAAACATCTGGATGCACAAATCTTGGAACACTGGTCGGTCTTTCGTCGCCTTCTGCAGCATCAGGCTGGCGATGATATGTGTCTAGTCGTTCAATATCGTGTTTTGAAAAACCTATTCCTCTTGAATATTCAAGAGAAAGCAACGTGATACAGGAATGATAAAGATAGTTGCTATCAAGACCGAGAACAGATTTACTATCATCCCTCTTGTGGAGCATATAGAGCACCTTCACACAATTCGCATCAGGATTTTCAGCAAACCCAGATTCTATCTGCGCTCGAAAGATGTCATTGTAGTCTCTTCTTGCCAACAGATGTGCTATTTGCGCATCATATTCATCAATCATGCTTTCTTGCCAATCCTATACTTGGCCACCAACTGCCATTGATCTTTTTCCTTGTAAGGAATGACTTTCACCAAGCGCATTGGTGCTTGATCAGCGATCGAAGCAGAATCAACAACCGTCAAAAGACCCCAGTCAGAAAGGAGTTTCACGATTGTGTTACGACGCTGCACATCTTCATCATCTAGCGATGTTGGTTTGCCATCTAGAGCAAACATCTCTTTGAAGTGGGTGATGTAATAGCGACCGCGCTTGTGCAGAATATGGCAAGATTGATAGAGGGTTTTAGTTCTTTCGGAGGCAACGCCAATTCGCGTCAGTGTCTCCTTGATCTTCAGGAAATCATCTTCCTGCTTCAGCTTCACTTCTACCATTGTGTCAACAGAAATCATCGCTTGGTACCACCTGTAAATTGTTGCTCCCGAATCCTCTCAAGTTGTGCCGGAGTAAGGATCGAAGCATATTCTTGCGCGCGACGTATATTGCACTGGTAGTGCTTACAGATCAGCTCAATGACTTCATTTGCCTCAGGCTTAAACCACTTTGAGAAGCGTTTTTCCTTTCTGACCATATGTAGTGCGCAATCAAATTGCAGCTGTTTATCCAGATAATGGACTTGGTTCAGAATGTTGGCTTCCATGATTGACGACATGTGATACGAAAGACCACGATTAGTCAAATATGGATTGTATAGCTTCTCAGCAGCTTCTGGATTCTCAGACTTGCGAATTAAATCAAGCTTGTCATAAGAAATGGCATTGATGAAGTCGAATGGGCTATATTCAGCTTTGGCTTTTTCTTGCTTAGGTAGACTTTCCTTCGGTTTTGTTTGTTTCTTTGGTGCCATCTTGTAATTCCTGCTCACGTAGCGCGACGATCAAATCTTTCATGATCTGTGCGTCAATTTCTTCAAGAATGTCATTTGACAATCGTCTCACAACATCATATTCAACATTGCGTTGACGAGTGTGCCAAACGTAACGTTTACCTTTGAAGTAAGAGACCTTCCGGAAATAATGAAATTCAAGAATGGGTTCGTTTGGATCAACCGCAAAACTGATGGTCCATTCTGTTCTTTTCGGCAACAGCCTATACCATTTCCTTGGAGTTGTTGGAGTCTTGAATTTCATACAAATTCCACTTCGGTCATCACCTGAGTCAGGAATGCAACGAGGCAGACTTCCGCATCAGCAACGAAGTTGATCTTGTATTGATAGTCTGCGATCAACAGCACCAGCGTTGGAACAGAAGAAGGTTTCACAATCTCAAATGCTTCATCGTAGAACTTGCGCATCAGAGCCGTCGGTTCAGAATCCATGTTCTCACCAACCCACTTGCGCATTTCCTTCCACTTCTTGGACTTCACAAGTTCAACAAGACCTTTGAAGGACTCATCACTCATATTGACCAAGATGCCAGAATCGATCTTACCAGTTGCGCTGTAACGCTGAAGCTCATTCAGCACGCGGCGCCAGTCAGGGAAATGCTTTGTGATTACAGCAGCAACAACCTTTGGATCATATTCAATCTTTTCTTGATCCAATATCTGCTGCACGCGCTTCATGAACAAGCCAGCAATTTTCGGTTTATCAGAAGCACTGATCTTGAATTCAATCACTGAACAACGGCTGTGCAGCGGTTGAATGATGCGATTCTTAAAATTGCATGTCAATATGAAGCCGCAGTTCTTGGAAAACTCTTCCATGAAGTTTCGCAACGAAGCCTGCGTCAACGGCGGCAAATAATCAGCCTCATCCAAGATCACCATCTTGCGTCCTCCAGTCAAAGACACACTGGAAGCAAAGTTCATGATCTGTGTACGAAGCGTGTCAATGCCACCGTTCATAGATGCATTGATCACAATGCAATCGATACCAAGCTCATCGCACATCGCTCGTGCAATTGTGGTCTTACCAGTACCAGCACCGCCAGACAACATCAAATTTGGGATATTATTGTTGTCAACGAATGTCTGAAACGTCTTCTTCAGATCATCAGGCAGAATGGTATCAGAAACCTTGTGCGGACGATATTTTTCAACCCACAAAAACTCTTCTTTCTCAAGCATACTCATTTCCATTACAAAAGAGAGAGGGAGCATCGCGCTCCCTCAAAATTTCAAGCTTCTAGTTCTTCAACATACACACCACTTTCTTTCCAAACACAAGTCGTGTGTGTTTCACCAGCCTGAAGTTCGCGCACTGGGTATTTCTTACCATCCTTGTCAATGTTACCAACAACGACAACCTGTCCTTTGACACCATTGTTCTTAACTTGTACCGAAATGGTCACATCAACCTGCCTTCGAGTGAGCCTCGATCGCGATCCAATAAGTCACGTCTTGTTTCGTGTTCTTGAATTCGGAAATACCACGAGCACTGATAGTGACGTCATAATCACCAGTAATCAGCTTCAAGTTCTCAGACTTGAAGTAGAACGAGAATGGCTTGTCAGACTCATGATCAACCGTGATGTTGAATTCATTGGAAGTGCTTTCCTTTGAATTGATCGCTGCGACGCGAGTCTTGCCTTTGCCATTCGACAACACAGCAACTTCTGGGACCTGTAACACAGAAGCCGCCTTGAGCAGACCACTGATATGGTTCTCAACTAAGCTAAACTCAACGTCTCGCGACGGGAGCTTCACTTGCTTATCACCTGGGCTCTTAATCAGAGAAGGATCGCTATAGAAATAGCGAATCGAACGGTTGCCGCTCGAGATTTTCACATGAGAAGTATCGAACTCAAAATCAGGATCATCGAACAGAGAAACTGCGCCGAGGAACTGTCCGAGATCGTAGATCGCAAATGGGACTTCAAATGTTTCCGCAACGTTTGCGGTTGCCATCACGTTTCCGAGTGCCGAGATGGTCTTGAATTGTGATCCGGGCTGAACAGAAATGCTTGAATTGATCGTTGCAAAATTCTTCAGTACGTTCAGCGTTGAAGCAGAAATCTTCATTGTATAACAGAACCTCGATTTATTATTGTGAAGCTGGCACGTTTAGTGTAACATCACCAGGCTGGCAAACGTAACCACTAAGATTGAAATTCGGATTGAACATGATCAAACCTCTCCTACTACAGCTTCATAGAGTTCGGTGAACTCTTCGGCACTTGCCTTTTCTTCAGTGTAGTTTTGTTTGTGATAGGCTTTCGCCAGCTTGCGAATCAACTTCTTGCTGACCTGATGTTCCTCTGCAGCAGCATTGATTGCTTCCTTTTGGAAGTCCTTTTCGCCATCAACTCGCGTCATAGAGTTGCTGAGTTCCTTGATGGTCTTGAGCAGCTTTTCGTTGTCCATCACTTCAAAGCTCCAAGCGCAGCAGAAGCATAGAACGTGTTGATCGACTTGGTCGTGGTGCTCCAGCTCCAATTATCCATCACATATTGCTGGAAACGATTGTGATCCAGTTCGATGATTTCATCGACACTGAACTCCAACATCTTGATCACAACATCATAATCCTTGGTGTGATCTTGTGGAGCAGACATTCCGTAGAACTTGTTGACGTTGGTTTTGCCAGTCTTGCGAATTTCTTTGAGAGCAGCCTTCAAAGCATCTTCGATCTGAAGCCAATAACCTTTTTCTGCGAGCTTATATTCTTCCGAATGAAGCTCACGATTTTTCTTGAGAGTCTCCAAGAGATGGAGACGGTTTACCTTGATAATTTCCATTACGAACTCTTACCTCACTTTTTCTTTTTGGTTTGCTTGTTGGGAGCAGGAGTCGGAGCAACTCCTTTGTTCTTTGCAAGCTTGGAAGGATCAACTGTCGCAGAAGCGCCAATCGAAGCGATTGCCATCAACGATCCTCCGAAAGTGTATGTGCCCGTATGACTCAGCTTCATCCAAGGACACAGATAAGTCTTCAGACCAATCTTGCGCGTCCACTGACAGAACATGTAGTCTTCAGACAAATAACGCTTGGAGTCAGGATCTATCACCGCGTCGAAAAACGCGCAAATTTCACGCGAACCATCGAAGTGCTCTGTGCGAGCATGATCAGGCTTGTAGAATTGTTGCGGATACGCGGTGCCGAACTTTTCGAGCGTCTCACGACGAATCATCATGAATCCGGTACCAATTTCAAGTACCTCTGCTGGTTCATCAAGGCGAATTTCAGTCACACCTTCTTTGAAGACAGGCGAGAACACATAGTCACCAACGAATTGATCCAGAGCATTCGGATCTTGGTCCGCATAACCTTTGTCAACAGCCTGCTTGATCTTTTCCCAAGCAATGCACTTCTTCGGATACGGACCGCCGATGATGTCATATGGAGACTCTTCAGACTGAAGAGCAAGCAAAGCAATCACGTCATTCGGATCAAATCCGATATCTGAGTCAATGAACATGAGGTGAGTCATGCCAGAACGCATGAACTCATCTGCGGCATAGTTGCGCGCGCGAGTGATCAGAGATTCATTGAACAGATAATAGCAGCGCATTTGAATACCATACTTCATGCACAGCGCTGTCAAGTCTTGCATAGAACGGCAAAAAGCTCCCGTACACTGTCCGCCGTACATTGGAGTTGCCACAAACAAAGATCGCTTTTGCAGATCAGCGATTTCCACTTTAATTTCCAAAGTTTATCCCTTGTTATTATTTGACTGGGGTCAGGATCTTTCCGCTGCGTCCTGGCACAGCAATTTTGCGAGTCGCATTGATGTAGTCGTCGTAAATCGAATCTACCGGATCAAGCGGTTCAAACAGCAGAGCGGTTTCGTAAATCACCAACTTCTGTGCAGCACTAGTGTACGGCATATAAGGCACAAACACAAGCTTACCTTCGCGCTGATCGATGCCGATTCCAAGCGGATCAGTCACAACCCACACACCACCTTCATGCGTTTCCACAGCACCGATGATTTCCTCACCGATAGCAGTCTTAAAGACTTTCACTTCAACAGACATTATTTACCTCGTGAATTGATTGCGAAGCTTTTGCAACTTCTTTTGTTTTTCTAGTTTCTTGAACGCGATTTTCTTTGCCATCGGACCAGCGCGATCAATGAAATTGATACCTTCTTGGTGATCGTATTCATGCTGGAAAATGCGAGAAGTCATTCCAGAATACGTGTGCGTTACAGTCTCACCATTAGGAAGAGTGAAACGGACCTTGATGTTCTTGGGACGCTTGATCTTGATAAAGACACCAGGATAAGAGAGACATCCTTCATCCAATACGATCTGTTCATCACCTACATCAACGATGCGCGGGTTGAAACAAACCGTGATCGGATTCGTTGCCATAGCGAAAACTCGATATGGCAATCCAAGTTGATTTGCGGAAATTCCAATGCCCTTGTGCTTGATCAATGCCTGTGCTAGCGTGTGAGAAAGCAAAACAGGGTCAATCGGAGGGTTGGAAAAATCAAATGGAACGACAGGTTCGTAAAGTACCGGATCAGTATCTGGCACTAACGCAGGAATTTCAACCTGCGGAATTGTTTGTTCAGTCATCAGAAAAAGTCATCAAGTGTTGCAACCTTCTGCTTCACAGCTTCAGGATGATATTGTTCAAGTAGGTTTCTATCTAAAGCTCCAAGCCAATCATACCACTCTTGGAGTTGGAACATATTAGCAGAGACGCCATTCCACAATGGTCGCCATTCTGGGTGCGATTCATTCAAACGACGTTCTTCAACGTATCCACGACGAGCTTCTTCGTATTCCCATGAACCCAACTCAAGCATCTTTTCGCGGAAATACGCAACAATGCTCATGCGTTCAATGCCGTCAGGATTCCCATCAACCGCTTCAATTGGTGTGTTACCATGAATAGCATCATGGTTGGCAATTAGAAGCAGATCGCCAGGACGGATGTTGATAGCAACGCGATACTCTGGAAGAACGAGATAGCCGCCCTTGAAATCCTTACCAGTTGAAATAACACCAAGGTTCGAGAATCCAACGCCCAAGTCACCAGCATCGCGATGAGCTGCCGTGCGAAATGTTTTGTTCACAGTGAGCGTGGTAAACACTGTGTCTTCGCCGACGAGGAAGCGTTTATCAATCCGATTGGCAGCAGCCTGCTGAGCAGTAAAACGTTGCGGAAGAAGCTTCTTGAACGCATGATTCAGTTTGCGAAGATATGGAAAACTCTTTGCAAACAGTTCCGGATTCTTGGCATTGTAAGCACAAGAGCGACCATATGGGTATCTTGGATAACGATCAAAGAACCCGGCAACACCAGAGTTCACGGGATTGGCATACGTGGTCTGACTGATACATGTTTTTGCATATTCAGCAGCACGCTTTGCACGTTCTGGCGGCGGAAGATCAATCACCGATTCCAACCAACGTTCGAAGAATCCTTCATACTCTTCTCCATTGCTAGTTATCTTAGATCTCAACCATACTAGACCACGAGAAGAATCATCCTTGAACGATGCTTTTGCTGCTATATGAGCTCGGATCGGATCTTCTCCGTCCAGACGAGCGTTTGGATTTTGGAGCAAATCTAGCGCTTCCATTTGCCAATCGGTCACCCATTCACGGTTCTGAAGTTTTTCACCTTTCGGACCAGCAGCCAGACCGCGATTTTGAGTTTCAACAGCAGCGCCGATCAAACCTTCGTATACACCACGCTGATCTTCGGCAGAGAAAACATTTTTCCTGAATTTGAACAAACACACGCTTTCATCTGCGCCAAGTTCACCATCAAGTGAATTGATGCGTGCATAAGCGTCAGTGTCTGAGTCAACAAGGATATCGTAATGCGATTCGTCAAGAAATTTGCCAAGCAAATGCTCGCAATCTTGCTTATTGAGAAAGAGCTGTTGCACCATTTTGTAGAGCTTCCGTGATTGTTTTTATCAGAATTTCAGTATCTTCCGGATTCTCATGCTTGACTTTCTGCACATTCATCATCACGTTGAAATTTGTGAGAATGTTGGCATACTTGGTCTCACGTCCTTTCAAGAATTTTTCATCTTGATTGGAACCACGTTCTGCATATCGAGAAGCACGAGTCTTCGGATCTACATCTAGGTAGAAAATCTGTGTGTCATAGTTTTCGAGGCAATGTTCAATGAACGACAAATTCGTTAATCGATCACCCTCAAACAACACACCAATCACACCACGTGCAGAACACTCTTTCAAAAAGGCAACGGCTTCTGGCTGAACAGCCATGCTCATACGATCCGTTCCGGCAAACACTTCACCTTCTTCATATTTGCCCAAAACGACGTATCTGCCGAAAGCATGGAATGGAACAAGCTTCCATTCTGTGAACATTTGCTTCCAAGTTCCCCATCGTTCCATGAATTTTCGGACCAAGGTGGTCTTTCCAGTTCCTGGTTCGCCCATCACAATCACAACATGCATCATTAACTCCAAAATTGATCTAGAGAAACTACAGCGGGGCTGTCTTCTCCATAGAGCAAGTATAGACGGTCTATACTGCCAATTTCAACGAATTGTGACATACGCTCTTCTTGGATTCGCCCAAAAAGCAGATCCGGACGCTTCATCAAGATGGGATGTTCATTTCGTGCATCCCACAGTGGTTTCCAAAAGATACCACTCCATCCATCCTTTTCAACTTGACTAATTTCTTCTGCCTGACGATCAAGATAATAACCGAGATAACGTCCGTGCTTCACACGGAAGATTTTCTTGAATGAACACAGGGCAGTTTCCATGGAAAAGAAATCAACCATGTGAAGATTTTCTGGACGTGTTTCCTTGACCCTATCGTAGACTTCTTCGAGAATGCTTTCCGCCTGCCATTCAAGCCACGCGTACTCATCCTCAGTCAATTTCTCATCAATCCATTCGTCTTTTCCAAGAGCAAGACACAAGCCATTGCGATGCGAGCGACTTCCGGAATAATCAGCCAACAATAACGAGTCAGGAAGTAGATTCATTCCGCAACACTGCTTGAGCGCTTGCATGTAAAACCAAGTGGTGTATCGACCGAACTTGTGTAGATTCTCGCTCAGTTCTGCATAGAGCGCATTAAAATTCGAGCACCCCGCAGCAACACTGGGATTGACGAATTGACTGAATGCTTCTCTTTGATTATTTCCATGTTTAAACACCCATTCTCTGTATGAAGCGTATTGAGCTGGGAGGTGTCCTTTGTTGTACTTGGTGTCAGTCTGGTAACGGAGCCGCTTATAGTTGCCAGCGTTCCATTGTTCCAATCGTTCTTGATCGACGAGTTCAAAGTCTGGGAATTCATTGTATAAAATCCAAGTAGTCGGAAAGTGGTAGGTTGTGCCGTACAACCAAGAAACCCAAAGTTTTTGTTCAACGTTCAATTCAAACCTATCGAACAAATAATTCGCCATAAACACGGCAGGATCACAATCGTCAAATTGAATTGACCAATGCATCCATTTTATGAAAGCTTCTCTCCGGTTAATCAATTCTCTGTAGTCTTTCATCTGGAAATTCGTTCAATACCGATATCTATGTTAGGAGGAAATTCATGAAAATATATCTCATCACCAACACTATCAACAATCATCGTTATGTTGGCAAAACTAAACACGCTTTGAAATTTCGCTTGAATCGACATTGGGTCAATAGAAATTCAGGAAGGTATTTGTCAAACGCTTTATTGAAGTATGGTAAAGCTGCATTCCAGATATCATTATTAGAAGAAACATCACAAGAATTAGCAGACGAAAGAGAAAAATTTTGGATATCGGCACTTTCACCAGAATATAACATGACAAAGGGTGGAGAAGGCGGCAACACAAGCATGTTCATAGATTACCAAACTCATTCAAACAGAATGAAAGGTAACGGAAATCCAAGATTTGGAATCAAACTAACTGATGAGTTCAAACAAAAGTTATCTGCATCGCACAATAAAGATTTACATCGTTCGCAAACGATGTCTGCTATAAAAGAAGGTCGACACAACTCTCAAATTATAGAACAATGCATCTATTGCGGAAAGAAAGCAAATCTTCCTAACGTCAAAAGATGGCACAATGATAATTGTAAACAGAAACATTGATCATTCAGAGATGCTCGGTTCAAATAATTCAACCACGCCGCCTTTTCCTTTCCGGAAAACAGCGGCATGTATCACAGGTTCATTCAAAATGTAGCGATGTTTGCCTTCATTATCGAATCTGAAAATGCACAACTGGCAACCGGATTTCTGTTTCCCCCAAAACTTCAGACCGATGCTCTCATAAAAAGCAACAGCAGATGGTTCTGAAGAAACACGGAAATAATCACAGGTTTCATGCGCTTGATGCAACATCACGTTCATCAAGAGACGAGCGGCACCCTTACGGCGATGCGCAGCAAATGTATGCAGCAATTGCAAATTTGCGACGTAAGGAAGGCGCTTGCTGATAGTCATGATCACGGCACCAGCCAACTCACCATCTTCTGTAAAGGCACCAAGACACCAATCCCATTGTCCTTGCATGTCAGCCTTAGCTACAAAGGTCTTTGCGAATTTATCGGCAGGATCGTTTGAAATAGCAGAAATGAATTGCTCGCGTGTGCATGGTCTAATGGAAAATGTCATGATGGTAGATAGAATTTGCGGTTCTTGCCAGAAGCGTCAGCAGTTTTCTTCTTGGTTGCAATCCAACCCCTTGCCAATTCAAGATCAAATTGCATAGGAGGAAAATTGAATCCAGTTGTGCGGTAGATTTCACGCCATGAAGGTCCATCATTTAACGCGGCATCCATGAATAGTTCTACAGCAAGGAAGCAAGACTCAAGATGATGGCGTTCAAACGAACCACGAAAGCAACGAAACTCTACTGTCTTGACATGCTTCAAACAGTACGTGTTGATCGCAGTACGAATGGGGCGAACTGTTGCTACGCCATCCTTTGCCGTGTAATGTTGCTTGATGAAACTGTTGAAATCTGTTGCGTGCCTGAGGATGTTTTCCACGCGCCACTCTGGCATCATGCGTGCACCATCAAGTTTGAGATAAGTCTTTGCATCAGGCACCGTCTTCATCTCAGCCTTTTCATAGAAACCATATGTGGTATCCACGAAATCATGCTGGTTTTCTCCAACATATTTGATAAGACGTTTCAATGCATCAATGTCATCAATCAACCCTGGCACATGAACATGGCAATGATTGTGAGTTGTAAAAGGAGAAGTAGGCGCATGACCTGCTTCCGCAAAGAAATCACGAATCTGTATGATGCGATCCACTTGCTTGTGCCAACCAAGCGTGGGTTTGGTGTTTACTTCACCACCAACAGGGGGATCGATTCCGAGCGGATCTGCACAAACACCCCGATAAGGACCACGGGTGTTCACAATGTCAGCTTCTGAATGCTCCCATTCACCAAGTTCAGGAGGAATGATCGCAGAACGCGGCACATCACCCATCTCCATTTCAAACCCATAGGTGAACGTGTTCTTATTGTAATGCATATTGTAAATCTGCCTTTGGCTCACGAATCGTTCGATAATTGATCGTTGAAGGTGAATTTGAACTCAAATTGAAAGTGTATTCGACGCATGGATAACAAGGTTCTAGAGAACCTTCATGCTCCGCGCCAGAACGAATCAGTATGTCTTTCGTGCTGCCAATTACAAGTCTGTTCTTAGCAGAAGAAAAATACAGAGGACGCTCCTCATTACGCCACCAACGAACCGTTCCGTTGCGTCTATCCAAAACGATACAAGCCTGTGAAGATGGTTCTACTTCCAAGGGATGACGAACGCCTTCTGCATAAAGCTGCGCAAGTATCTCAGAATCATTGCGAGTCTTACACTTAACGCCAAACAATGTTTCCCATGTTGAAGGATCAGCCTGACTCACAACACCATTGTGTATTAGCGCAACTTGATATTTTCCATCATTATCAGCAATCATGTTTGGTTGATTGAACTGAAGGTCGGAAGTGGAATATCTGGTGTGAACAATTGCTGCCAAAATAGGCAAATTTCTAAACAAACTCCAATCAACATCGCTCGCCGGTAATGGAAATTTGGCATGACCCATACAACCATCAGTTTGCAAAAATGCAATACCCGTGGCATGTTGTCCACGAATCTGTGCTTCTAATGCCATTTTGATCAACAGATCAAAATCAAACTCCTTGCGATTCCTAGCAGCAAGTCCAACTAATCCACACATTTAAGCAGCCTTTGCCATAACAGAGAAGTCACCTTGTTTTTCAAACTTGATGACCGAGTGGAATTTATCGAACAGCTGATCTCCTCTATGAGAGATGATGAACAGGTTCGTATCTTTGGTCAATTCCTCGATGATCTTTAAAAACTCTTCAGTACCAGCTTGGTCCATGGCACCATCAAGCACTTCATCCATGATCAATAGATTGGTAGAAGCAGAGTTACGAAGCTTCGCAATAGCACGCCAGGTGAACAGAATTGCAAGATTGATGCGCAACTTTTCGCCTTCCGAGAAGGACTGATAGGAAAACTCATCGCGGAATCTAGACTTGATCACTTCGTTGAACTGTTCATCCAATTCAAAATGAACAAAGAAATCCATTGCCGCAAGATACTTGTTAATCAGCTTGTTCATGATCGGAACGTACTTCTTGATCATGTTGGCTTTGATGCCAGTATCTTTAAGAATCGACGAAGCGATTGATTGAATGGAAGATTCCTTCACCAGTCGCTCACGTTCCGTTTCCTTTTGAACAAGTTCATCTTGCAATTCAAACAGTTTGGTCGTATCGGCGTTTACTTCCTGTGCTTTCTTGAGTTCTTTCAGTTCCTGCTCTAACGCAGTCAGGTGTTTCTTCTCTGACTGAATCGAAGCCTTGATGGAAGCCATCTGAGAATTGATACCGTTTATGTTACGCTGAATGGAAGCAATTTCAACTGATCGCTCCTGAGCAACGCGGTACTTTTCTTCAATGACTGGAATACCGTTCTTGATTTTCTCAATCTCGACCTTCTTAGCTTCGATCGTATGATCTTTGAAATCATGATCGATGCCTTGCTTACAGGAAGGACAGGTGTCATTGTTGTGATAGAACAGCACTTCCTTTTCAAGCGATGAGATGCGATCCGAGATTTTCTCACGCATGCCCTGAAGCTTGTTGATGAACGCATTGTTATCAGCTGCATCGGCAATCGAATTGATCAGTTCAGAAAGCTCAGCCTGAAGATGATATCCTTCTTCATTGAATGTTTCAAGTGCATGCTTGATCTGAGCAATCTTACTTGTGCGGTCTTCAATCAATGCTTTAGTGTCACGCGAGAGAGTCTCAATCAAAGCTTCCTGCATTGAAATGCGTTCTTTAACGAGATCAATCTCATACTTCGTGGTCTGCTGAGCATCCTTATTCTTTTGAACACGGTCTTTCAACAAACTATTCATCACAGTGAAGACTTGAATGTCGAGAAGATCATCAATGACTTCTCGTCGAGCAAATGTTTTCAACTGCATGAATGGGATATACGTTGCCGAACCCAATACAACAACTTGACAGAAAGAACGGTGATTCAACTTGAGAATCTGTTTCTCAAGAAACTCTTGGTAGTCACGATTGGCAGCGTCCTGATTCAACAGAACATCATCTTTGTATATTTCAAAGATGTGAGGACGCATGCCACGTTTAACGATGTATTCAGCACCACCAATGTTGAACTTCACCTCAACAACACAATGCTTGTTGTTGATGGAGTTAATCAATTGTGGCTTGTTGATATTGCGAAATGGTTTATTGTAAAGCGCAAAACAAAGAGCATCGAGAATGGTGGACTTGCCGGCACCGTTGTTTCCCACGATCAATGTGGAACGGTGTCGGTCGAGTTGAATTTTGGTCGGATGATTGCCAGTGGACAAAAAGTTTTGCCAACTGACTTCCTTGAAGTATATCATGCAGACTTTGCTTTGACAAAAGCATTTAACAATTCCCTTCCAACGACGCGATGCATTTCAGAGGGATCAACTACACTTGCATCTACAAGTGCTTCAATTGAAAATCTACATTTGGCTTCGAAAATGATATCAACCGATAATGTATCTGAGTTGAATACAGAAGTGTAATTATCAACGGTTATCATTTGATTCTCTCAATAAATCATGATATTTCTGCATATTTGCTTTAATGCTGGTTATCAATTCAGCACCAAGCAACTTAGCAAGTTCTGCTTCAAAAATATCGGGGTTGTGAACAGGACTTTCCAATTCCATCAATAATAAAGTTGAAAGTGTTAATTCAAACCTATATCTGAATTTAGGAAAGAAATCATCATTGCGTAGAACTTCAACATCTACAACTTGACATAAATCGCTCATTCAGCATATCCTACGGTAAGAGCCTCGTTATACAGAGAAGTGAGCAGAGCATCTAGTTCAGCAGCTGCAGAGGCATTGTCATTGACGTATGAGGAAGCATAGCGACGCATCATGGTGAGCGTGTCCTCAACCTCATTGATTATACTGTCAGCATCTTCAAACTCAAGTGATAGAGAGTCATCAATCACTTTCAGATCATTGACGCCAAGCTTTTCTATTCTTTCGACAAGAAGATCGAACCAATATGGATTGGTCTTATTGTTCACAACCAACTTGACATATCCATCCTTCACATGATCAATAGGCAACGTCAGAATATCATCAAGAGTTGAGTTCTGATCATTGTAATGGATTTTGTGAAACAGATTGAATGGATTCTTGATGAATGTCAGTTCGCGGGTTTCGGTGTCGAACACATGGAACCCGCGTGGATCATCGTAATCCGACCAAGTCATTTCATACGGAGCACCAAGGTAGTTGATATTCCCACGCGTAGACTTGTGGTGGAAGTGCCCTGAACAAACAACCTCAAAGCGAGAGAACATGTTTGGATCATAACCATGCTCGGTCGGCGATCCTTTGTACATCTCGAAACCAGCAACTTCCAAATGACCAAACAGAACCTGAGCATCAGTACTGTTGATTAGATCTGTTGCCTCTGTGAAATTATCAGCACAGATCCAAGGCATCATGACGATCTTGGTGCCGTCTATTTCTTCAACGGTTGGAGATGCGTACCATTTGAATTTTTCGTACGAGTGGCCACGAAATAGAACATCCATTGAATTAACTTCATTGGTGTTCTTATAGAACGTATCATGGTTTCCAACAATGACGCCAACATCAAGATCACGTTCAATGCAAGGATCAATGAAATTAATCCGCATGTTACGAGCGGTGACATAATTGATGTATTTACGTCTATCAACGATATCACCCAAATGCCGAACGTACTTGATTTCATGTTCATCAATGTATGGAAAGAAAACCTCTCGATAAAATTTTGATTGATGGGCAGCAATGATCTGATTGTCATCACGAACACCCCAGTGTGTATCAGTAATCAGCGCTAACTTGGCCATCACTGCCTTCCTGTTGAACATATTCCATGATCAAGCCTTCGTTCATCTTATACATCACATCAAGCTCAGCGAACGAAGAAGCACGTTCTGTGCAACGTTCAACTACTTCATCCAAAGCGCTATCTTCAATAGCCTCTTCTTCCTCGATGAATTGCTCAACACCGCGCTTCTTTTTTGCGCGTTTCTTCTTAGCATTTTCATCACGGGTTTCAAAGTTGCGAACGAACTCTTGCATGAATTCATTCTCAGGATTCACTTCGATGCCAAAATCATCACCCGTATCATGATCAGAAATTTCTGCCAACCCTTCCTGAATCATGTTCTGCTTGACTTTGTATTTCGTGTACGTTTGAACCTTCTCGCGATGAATGCGTCGCAAGAAGGCATAAAAGACAATTTGTGTGAAATATGAAAACGGCTTGCCTTTCGATTGATCGTAGTTGTGTGCATATAGCAGACAATTCTCAATCCCATCAGAGATCATTTCCTCGATATACCAATATTTGTTGAGGAAATTCTTGTGACGCGCTAAGCGTTGCGCAATTAGCAATATACACTTGCCTGCGTATTCAGGCAGGCGTGGTTTCGGCAGACCATTTTCTTTCGCGTGATTATACTTGTTCTTATACTCTATCATTGATGCCATGAATTTATCAGGATCAATGTAGTAGTTCGACGGCAGTTCAGACATCCAAATGTTCCATGTGAAACAACTTCATTCACATGATCATACTGATTTTATAAACAAAGTAAAGCAAAGAAAATATTGAGTTCCAATGCTTTACTTTGGCTCGTGATATCGGTATAATCGATCATTGTGAGCGTGAGTTAATATAAGTGAGTGTCACTGCAACGTCTTACATTCAGGAAGTAAACTCCAGGGAGAAACCGAAGAATCGTCCAAAGATGGATCATGGGCAGCACGCAACATTGTTCGTTCGAGTTCTTCAAATTCCTGTGGCTTCCTCGCCTGTTGCCATTTCACATAGTGATCGATCAAAGATTGTTTTGGAGATGAAATGGCAACAAAGTGTCGCTTGTCAATAGCGACGATATCTCCCTGAGCGAAATGCATGAACTTCGTCGCAATGACGAATACTTCTCCATCACCTGCATCTTGAAAACTGAAGACTAGCGGAAGTCTGACTTTCAACACATGGAGATCCTCTTCTAGAATCTCTGCAATCATAAACGAAGAACCAGACGCCAGTTTAAACAACAAAAAGGTTGGTTCGTGTTCGTTCATCAGATCTCCTTAGTAACGACTTTGTGTTCAAAGTTCTCTGCGTTGTAAATTCGGAAGCGCTCACCGAAGTGTTTCAGGGTGTAGTTCAGTTTTGACTTCCAAGAGAAATCGTCTGCAATGTCATACCAAGTGGCCACATCTTTTCCTTCACCGAGTCGCAAAATTCGACCGATCGACTGGAGCAGACGGATGATCGATTTTGTTGGAGAAGCAGCGATGGCATTGTGAAGCCGCTTGATTGAAATACCTGTCGAGAACACGCCATAGGATGCAACTATGATAGCGTCCTCTTCAGTTTCAACGATCTTTCTTACGTATTCGCGTTGGTCAGCATCCGTGCCGCCAGAAACAAAGAAAACTTTACGTTGATCATGTGCTAATTCCTTGATTTTATTGAAGAGAGGCTTGCCATGCTTGTCCACGTACTGGAACAACACTAGTGTGTTGCCAGTTCTTGTGAGTGCGAGCTTAGCAACGAAATCGAGGCGACGTGGATGCGTCACGAGATAATCGATTTCTGCCGCGTAATCCATCTTAGAGACGACTTTCTTTTCTTCATCCGGATATTTCAAGACTATACAACGAACTTGCAATTGTGAGACTTGTTTGTTTGCCATCAAGTTAGCAGTCTTTTCTATCTGGACAACTGGACCGAACAATCCTTCCAGAACGAGCTTGTTCACCTGCGAACCATCAAGTGTTCCCGTTGTACCGATCTTCAACGGACAATTCTTAAACTTCTCCATGATTTTAGTCAACGACTTCGCTTTCCAAGTATGAGCTTCGTCACCAATCACTGTGGTGAATTGCTCGAACCACTTTGGTGGAAGATCAACAATGGACTGCCAGGTGGTGATGGTGATGGGTGCTTCGATTGACTTGCTCTTGCCACCAATGATGGTTTGAATCATGCTCTCTGGACAACCATACTCAATGAAGTCGTCTTTCATCTGATTCACAAGTCCAATGCTTGGAACAATGACAATTGCCTTTTCTTGCTTCTCCATGATGAGTCGCCACATTATCATCATGTAAATCATGAGTGATTTTCCTGATGAAGTTGGGCTTAAAAACACATGTCTGCGTGTTTTTATTGCATAATACAGAGCTTTTAGCTGATAATCACGCGGTCTTAGAGGTAATTCAAGCTGTTCTACAAATGATGTAAATTCATCAGCGTTTACCTCTGTTATCATGCTTATCTGGTCATCTACGTGCACGAAATAATTGCGTTCTCGTGCGAAGGTGAGAATGTGCGAAAGCAATCCTCTGTAGATGATTCCAGTGTTAACATTGAACAAACGAAATTTTCCATCCCACATCCGATTCTTGTAGGAAGGCATGAATTTGGCACCAGGAACTGTAAATGTGAAGAACTCACTCAGTTCATGAGCAAGTCCAGGTTCACAGATCACTTGAATGTGTACGTCGTTAAGCGCGCGAATATTCAGATCAGCCATTTATGTCATCTTATCCAATTCCCTGCTGGAACTTCATGAATGCGATGGCGTTCGAGATCTGATATGATCTGTTGTGAATCGCCTTTAAGATGTCCAGGAGTGCTTCGACTTTCTCAGTCTGATAAGCAACTTTCAGGGTCATACTGATACAATCCTTGTCCGCCTTCAATGTCTCATCAACGTTGGATTTAACGTGACGCTTCAATTGGGGTTCCCAGCCAAGGCTCTTGAGTTCTTCTGACGAAAGCTCACCCATGAGCCATCGTTTCTTATTGTCATAGAGAATATCTGCGTCAGCTTCCATCTTGCGAAGAAGGAGCTTTTCCTGACTCAGCATCCTGTAGTATTTATGGTGCAGTTTAGGGATGGATAAAGCAGCATCGTCGAGCGCAACTTTTGAAACGTGTGAGTCAACGCTCCACTGTTCGAAGATTTCATCGAGTGTCATGGCGAAAGATTCTGTTTAGATCGAAGATTGCAACGGATTTTGCAATGTAAATGAGGTGTAGTTGAAACCAACTGTGCATTCAACGAACTCAACATCAGAAGCGGTTGAGTCGAGATCTACTGGAGAAAGCGAAGTTGGGATCAGGTCTTGGAAATTGAAATAGACGTTTGGGTTGCGGCTGTTAGTTAGGATGACCAACTCACCGTCTGAATACAGACCTTCTCCGATGTTGTTCTGAGAAACCAGTTGTTGGCGCTGAGAGAAATCGCGCGGCTTGCCGATTCCGATCATCCAGTTATAAAGTTCCATCCATGTTTGCATGTCTTCATCCACCTTGAAGGTGATCTGAAGTTCGCCGTAATCAACATGATCGGCAGGTGCATAGAACTTTGCGAATGGATTTTTGACTGGTGGATTTTCGAGTGTCAATCCTGGCAGAACTGCCTTTGTGACAAAAAAATTGACAGTTGGAAGCTTCTTTACGGAGAAGCGAAAGCCGATCTGTGAAAGGAAGCTCTGGTTGGGCGATTGTTTAGCGCCGCCGAGAGCTTCCTTATCACAATCTGGAGCAGTATTAGCAGTGGTCATGGGAATCCTCGGTTGGTTTCCCATGTATTTAGGTTACAGAATACCAGCGTCCCGCAACACCAGAGTTTCAAATTTCACATCAGATACAGCGTCATGTTGCTTGTATCCAGGAATCTGGGCACGCAGCTCTTCTGTGTTGTCTGGATATCCATTCAACTTGCTGGACATACCGAGAATGTCAACAACAGTACGAATGTCACGGACCTTGTTGTATTGCAGAGGAATCTGCTTGAAGATCCATCCGTAATCAAGGAACAACGAAGTGAGCCAGTCATTATCCTTAGAACCACGCTGCCAGATGAAGTCATTGCGCTTGTCGAACTTGTTTTCCTTCAACCATTCTTCGAAGTCAGTCAATGCAACTTCTGGGAATAAATCTGTTGGTGCTGGGATAAAGGACTGCTTCTGAACATCCATGTGTTGTTCACGCCACCACTTCACAGTGTCCGGATCAACGCGTCGACCAATGTCTACTTGGTGCTTTGCTTGAAGTTTGTAGTTCTTGATCTGAAGTGACTCAAGCAGGGTATCACGATTGTCTGTGTTATGCAGAGCAGCAGTGAATTGGAGAATTACAGCGTCCTGATGAATGCTGAGAGTTTCAACGTCAATAATCAGATGGTTCATGTAGTGTCCTGTGGTTAATGTTCTATCACTCAACGCGACAATGCTGTATTATACCGACTGAATACTACAAAGACATCTATCATTGAATCCTAGTGACAACCTCATACATTGCGTTAGGACTGAAGCGCCAAGCATGATCCATATCAAACGCTGCCTTCAGACAAGCTTCGCTACAGAACCACTTGGATTTTGAGCCACCGACTGCTGGTCGAATCACAAACCCAAACAATCCAGCATAGTAGTATTCCTCACCATCATGTTCCTTGAACCACTCAATTACTTTCGAAGCGCTGACTGAAGGAACGTCAACTAAATCCCAGAGATCAGCTGGTAGTGTTTGATTGACGAGAATACGCACACCTTCTCCTGGTGCGGAAGAAGCAATGTTGTATGTGCCATCTGCGTTTTCCGCAATAACGCACTCTACATGTTCATATGGACCGCGATCCCACCACTTGATGATCTTTCCTAGAAGGTTGTTCTTTTTACAGAATGCAAATTTCATGCTAGTCTCCGAATTTGTAACAGAACAGTTTGATTGGCACGTGGTCAAAAGTTCCGACGGTTTCTATTGTGGATTTCTTCCGGTAGTATTCGGTGTAATGCTTTTGACGCTTAGAGTCATTGGTTCTAATCCCTTTCAGCTCAACTCCGATTCTCTTTGAGATTTCGGATAATGATTTTGCACGCTCCTCGTACAGGTACACATGATCTACGTCCATCCAATATGATTGAGGTACGAATCCATCCGTTTTCAAGAATTTGTTCATGGACAGATAAACCCATTCATCAAATTGATAACGAGGAGCTGGTCCTGAATTGGATTTAGGTCTCTTAGCAAACTCATTTGAGTATTGGTGCTCATACAAGCTCACCATGCGTTCCCATGGATTGCGTACGAATGAGAACTTCCAATAGTCATACCATGTATCTTGAAAGATCCATTCTCTCGCAGTGTTCGGCATACAGTGTTGTAGAGGACAAACTGCTTGATCCAATCCAAGCTCTTTATACAAAGCATTGCCGCCTGTACGTGGATTGTGGAAGAAGACGGCTTTTGATTTTTGAAAGATGATCATCCGAACTTGTATCCAAACTGTTTGATGGTCTCTCGATCTATTTCTGCAACGATACCAACCAAATCTTTGTTGTAGTAATCTTGATATGGTTTGCGGACTGTCGCATTATCATGCATCAATGGTTGGATTGGTGGCAGATGTTTGGAAATTTCTTCAACCGCCGTGTCAAGCTCTTCAAACTTGAACACACAATCCATGCCTTTCCACCAAAGCGATTGCGGATCACCCCACCAAGTGGCAAAAATGAAGCGATTTCTGTTGTAGAACATCCATTCACGGAAACTGTAAGCACGAGCTATTTGCTGGCTTTTCCAATTGTACTTAGCGATGTATGGGCTCTGTTTGTGAAACTCATACAGACTGACATAGCGATCCCATGGATTACGAACAAATGCAAATTTCCAATAGTCGTTCCAAGTTTCCTGAAATATGGTGGTTTTCGCTTCTTCAGGATAGAAGTGAGAAAGACGTATGTTTTCGCCTTCTGAAAACCCGAACGTCTGAAACAACGAACGTCCAGCTGTTTTTGGATTATGGAAAAATAAGACTTTGTGACGTTGATTAACAAACACAATCTAATCCTGAATGTAATAAAGGGGCAGCTTTCGCCACCCCTTTATATAAGGTTACTTTCGTAGGTTTAGTAGGTTTAGTTATTAACCTTAGAAAGTATTCCTCTCACATCAAGTTCTGAACCAAGAATCTACGGTAGTAGACGTTCGAGTTGGCAATCAGAGCACCGGACTGAACCGCAGCACCACCAGCATATGGGTTTGCAACGATACCGTAACGGGTCTTGAAACCAATCTTCGGCTGGAACGAGTCCTGGCCAACTGCGCGAACCATCTGCAGCGGAACGTATGGGCAGTAGAACAGACCAGCGTCCATGGAGCTTGCGCCCTTGTAACCGATGGTGATGTAGTTACCGATAGCATACGGATCGATGTAGACGCGGATACGTCCGTTGAGAACACCAGCAAAGGTGTTACCAGTGTCATCGACTTGAAGGTTGTTGGAGTTCAGAGCCGGGGTGTAGTCAAGAACACCAGCCATCTGCAGAGCGGAAGCAACGTCCGAAGAGCAGATGAGGATGTTACCCTTACCACGACGGGTTGCCTTAGCAACAGCGTTTGCATCACGCTCGAGCTGGAAGTGAAGACCCTTGAACTTTTCAACAGACCAACGACCGTTGGAGTCGGTGTCAAGGTCGAACACACCTGCGGTTGCAGTGTTGTCCTGTGCACCCGGAGAAGCAGTGACGTTGATGGTACGGATGACTTCGCGGTTGATTTCTGCCAGGATTTCCGTGGTCAGAATGTTTGCCAGCTCAGTCTCGGCATCCAGACCATGAATTGCCTTCAGGTCCTGAGCCAGTTCCATCGTGTATTCAGCTTTCAGAGCACGAGACTGTGCAATGACGGTGACCTTTTCGATGGAGAATGCCATCTGTGCGAAGGCAACGTTGCTGTCGGAACCAAGAGCTTCAGCCTGCGCAGTGGACATACCCTGTGCGTAGTTGTAAACCGAGGTGTTACCTGACGGCAGAGAACCAACCTGACCCTGACCGATTGTGGTGTTACCAGAAACGACAGTAGAGAAGTTGGTGTTGACTTCGTTGTAGAAGGTTTCAGTACCAGTCTGGTTTGCGTAACGCGAACGCATTGCGAAGATCAAGCCGGTAGGACCAGTCATCGGCTGAACGCCGCAAAGGTCATACGCGACAAGGTTCGGCATTGCGCGGCGAACGAGGGTAATCAGAACTGGATCGTAGTTCGAGATACCAGCGCCAGTTGCGTTTGCTGGAACCGGATCTTCACTCAGAAGGGATGCTGGAGCGAAAGCGCCCTGGGAACGAATGTCATTCAGGGTGTTTTCAAGAACGACACCAGTAACGTCACGAGCCTGAGCCGAACGGAACGATGGCATCTCCTTGTCATCAAGAACCACGCCCCACTTCTGGTTGAGTTCTTCGTTAAGATACATTATTGCTTCTCCTAGAGATTGTACGCTATTTATACGAACCCGATTTTTGGCTTACTTCGCAGCTGTTTGAGCGCGGCGACGAGCGTAAGCTTCAATGAATGGGTCAGTTGGCTTCGGTGTAGCTGCTGGCTTTCCAGTGTTACCCTCATCCAACTGGACCTCTTCGTTCAAGTTGGTAGCGGTGGTTGCCGGTGCTGCAGGCTTCTTCACATATCCCTCAACGATCGTCTTGAGCTTTTCTTTGTACTCATCAACGGTTGTGAAGGTGATCGATTCGGCAAGAGTAGAAAGCTTATCAATTTGGGTGTCTGTCAGACCTTCAGAAACTTCCTTGAAGACAGCTTCTTTCTGGGCAGTCAGAGCCATTTCAGCAATCTGCTTCTGCTGTTCGATGAACTTGTTTTCAGACTCATTCAACTTGGATTCGAGTTCTTCGACCTTAGAAGTCAGAGACTCAACCACGTCAACTTTGTCTTCTGGGATTTCGATGTAGTGCTCTGTGAAGAGAGACTTCATGCCACCCAGGAATGATTCGAGAATGTCAGCTTTGATGCCAGATTCAACAGCCAAGCGGTTTTCTTCCAGCCACTGTTCAGCAACATGGTTCAGATACTTGTCGACCTGACCAGAAACATCCTTGATGCACTCTTCAATTGCTGCCTGAAGATCAACAGCAAACTGCTCTTCGAGCTGTGCTTGGAACTCCAGAGAACGAGCGTGTACTGCTGCTTCAAAGATGGTTGTAGCACGAGCCTTGAATTCTTCAGAAAGTTGCTGACCATCGAATACAGCGTCGATGTCTTCCTTAACGCGCTGAAGCTTTGGCATAGGTGCCGAAGTGCTGTCCTTACCAGCAGAACCGATGGTTCCGAGGTTGTGAGCGAGAGTAGCATCACCACCCTTGCCAAGCGACTCGAAATGCTTGTAACAAGCATCGAGTTGCGGACCAGACAGAGTGTCTGCCAGCTTAGCAACCTTGGTTACGAACTCCGACTTGGACAGAGTTGGCATCGCCAGTTCGCCTTCCGGCTTGTCTGCTGGACGATTCTTGTCGCCTTCACGATCAGTGCCGACAGGTCCTGGGACCGATGCGTCCACACCAAAAGAAGACTTGAAGGTCTCGTCGATCTTCTGTGTCATTGGTTAACTCCTAGTAAATTGCAAACTCTATTTATAAGATCGGTGATCTCACAAGGTGGACATGAACTTTTGGAACAGATTAATGCCAACTTGTTCAAAAAGCTCTTTGTTTGGATTACGAGCAGCAATATTTAGCTCGTACTTTGCTTCTTGGATTTGTTGTGGCTTCCAGATGCCACCATCATTGATCCACTCTACTCCCTCCATCAATCCATTGACGAATGCTTCTGGTGCAGAAGGATCTGAAACGATGTCTGCTGCAGTGGCAAGCCAGAAGTCATTTTGAACTTCCATCAAACCACCACGGTTCTTTAGAGAACCGAGACCGCGAGAAGAAACACCAAGGCTTGCTCCAAGATTGACAAGACCAATTGCGATCTTTCCGCAAGGAGTGTCTTCTGACAACTGTGCTTTGCCAATCCAGTTGTTTCCATCTTGACGAAGCTCCTTGATCATGTGGGAAACACGATCAAGGTTGATCTTCGGTCCCTGTGGGTGCTCAAGTTCACCGTATGCGCGGTTCTTCTTGATTTTTTCTTGTGTGTAACGATGCACTTCCGCTTCCATAATTCCGGTCGGATAGACACGGCGATTACGATTTGGAATGCCTGCCTGAAGGAAGATGCCCTCAATGAAATACTTCTTGGTTGCATCGGTTCCGACCGCTTCAGTCAGAACTTTGACATCTTCATTGAGTTCGCAAATAAGACGCACGACTATCTCCTATCAGTAGTTCTGATCTACTGTTGTGTTCTTCTTGTAGACAATGATGATGGAACCATTGCTGTTATTTGTAAGAGTAACGTCGCCTGTGTCTTGTTCCTTCAAGAGTGTGACGCCTTCGAGGAACCAGTTGTCACCACCAACAAGCTGAAGGATGGTGTTACCGTTACGCGTGAGCGTCCAACTACCACACCAATACACCTGGGCGATGTCAACTGAATTGACAGTTTCACCGGTAAGTTGAAAGCTGGCAAGGTTGTATGTTGCGTTGGCAGTGTCACGAGTGACTGCGCGCGTGTGGAGTGAATTTTGAATGACTGGCATTGTTAGAATCCTTTGTGGGAAAGTTCGCGCATTCGCTTCCTTACAATAGGACGAACGTCAGCGTGTGGGTCTTTGCCGGCGAAGTGTTTAATGTCACGAAGCAAGCGATCATCTGGAGCGTGTGGTTTAACTTTGTCATGAGCTTCACCAGCTTTAAGCGGTTCGCGCATCAAGCGACGAAGTTGACCAACTGCTTTTCCTTTGCGAACAGGATTGGTGGAAAAGATGCCACCCACTGCTCCATCTTCGTCGATCACCTGGCCATCGGAATCCCCCATGCCATCATCCCAACCGTCATATGCGGTTTCAAACAATTGAGGATTGTATGCACGAACAAATGCTTGGATGGATTGCTTTAGAGAAGGCATGATCTGATCATCTGGCTGTTTGTCTTTCAACATTTCTCCAAGATGACGACCACCGCGAGAATCCAAGAAATGGCCAATCACGACATCATTGAATTTCAGCTCTTTGATTCCGACAGAAGCTTTCTTGATCAACGAAACTGCATGATCGAGAAGTCGATGTGATTCGTTGCCAGCAGCCATTAAAAATCCACCGGAGGTGTTCTTTGGAATGGCTGCTTCGGCAACTAGCTTCTTTTGGAAATCAAGAAACGATTGCATTTCAGTCCTTCTTCATGTACTTGTCATGAGCGCGAAGGATTCCTTCATCACGCTTGACTGACTTGTTATCATGATGAGCGGTTGCTTTCTTATCGCCACGCTCATGTGCTTGGTTAGCAAGATCATGATGAGCGGCTGCTGACTTGGAAGCCTTCTTCATGTAGCGACCTAGAAGACTCTTTGAGAGTTCTTGTAGAGAATCGACTTCTTCAGAAACGGAACCAAGGTGCTTGTCCAGAGAAGTATGATCTTTACCAGTCTTGCGTTCGCCGTGCGCAGAAGTGTGGTGCCAGTCGCCATGTTCACCTACGCGAACACGACCACCAGAAGACTTAGCATAAGAACTGCCGCTGCGAGAAAAGCCATGCTTACTTAAAACAGACTTGTAGTCTTCATTGACCAACTCTTCAGCAATGCAACGAGCATCGAGCTGCTCTTCTGTCAATTCTTCTTTGACAAGCTTGTCTGTTGCACGTTCAATTCCCTTTGTGCGATTCTTCATCTTTCTAGATGCTTTCTGATAACGCTCTATTGCTCCATCTTTATCACTTGCACCTGCATGACCTGCATGCCATCCATGAGAAGCGGCACTAACACCAGCTTTCTTGATATATGAGCTTAAGACTTTCTTGGAAATTTCCTGAAGTTCTTTAAAGTCTTCGTGCACAAAGTGCTTTGATGCCTTGGCAAATTCAGCCATTTTTGCAGCATGTCCACCAGCTGCTAGACCTTTCTTGATGTCAGCAGCAGTGATTGGCTCATCTTCAGACTTTCCGAGCCACTTATGGAAAGCGCCCTTCTTGATGTGACCAAATGCTTCGTCAATATCTTGCTTGGTGTGATACTTTCCTGCAGTATCCAATCCAGTTTCTGCTGCTGCATCATCGGCATCATCGTCGCCAGTCCATTTATCGGCACGACGAGTGGTATCCTTCTGTGTAGATCCATTGTAAACAGCATCACCATTTCCAGCTGGATCCGCGACAACTTGTGTTGGATGCGCGTCAGAAAATTCTTGATCTGCTGGTGAACGAGCGTTGATCACTGGATAGATGATCTTCGCTTCTTTAATAAATTGTGAGAATTTCTTTGCCATTGGAGAATTACTCCGCAGACTTTGTCTGGATAGAATCAAAGAATTGCTTGATCACGCCTGGGGTTTCGTCTTCGATCAAGGTCGCAACGCGTTCTGCGATCAATGCGTTAAATGCTTCCTGGACGTCAACTGGCTTGCCTTCTTGGCAAGCTTCGATGAGGGAAAGGATGTTGGACATTGTGGTGCTCCTAATTGAACTTTCTATTTATTGCTGCTGAAATTTGGACGGCTTGCTGCCTTGTTGATCAGGCTGTTGTGTCATTCCGTCTGGACCACCAGCAGTCATTGCTATTGCTGCTTCATCACCAGATTGTCCTTGTTGTCCGAATCCATCCTGACCGCCTTCTGGATTTAGGTTGGATTGAACAGCATTGCCATTCATGCCAGCAATTTCATCTTCGTCCATTTCTTTCTGCATCTTCTCAATCAAGTCATCATCCTGACGCAAAATGTGACGTTTGACCCATGGGGTAGAAAAATACTTTCCGACGTATTGGTCTGCGTCATTCAACAGAGCAAGGCGTTCGCGAAGAATTTCAGTCTCCTTCAATTCAGCAAAGAAGTTGTCCTTCGCAAAGATGAACTTGACCTTCTGGAACATTGAAGGTGCTTCTTCTGCGCTGATAACACGCTTCAAAACGAGCTGTTTTTCCAGTGTTTTATAGAAGATGCCAGAGAAGCGGAGACGAATACGGTCAATGAATTTCGAGAACTTCAATTCGTCTCGACTGATTTCAGTTGCGCGTCCAAGATTGAATGCGCCGCCACCATCGTCAGAAAGGCGGGAAACTGGAACTTGAAGCGCATGATACAGACGCTGTTTGAAGTAGTTTACGTCTTCCATTTGTCCAAGATTCTGGCCACCAGGAAGCGTTGAGATTTCTGTACCACGACCACCTTCACGACGCGGTAGCCAGAAGTCCTCGAGCATGGTTGCATAGCGACGGTCATCGCGAATTTCACCAGACTGTGCATCATACACAACCTTGTTCTTGTGCTTGACCATCATGTCACGCAGGTATTGTTCCGCCTTCATCTTAGGCAGAGAACCGACGTCGATGTAAAACACACGACGTTCAGGCGCGCGCACGAGACGATAAATGACAGCAGCGTCTTCCATAGCACGCAATTGATTCAATGGCTTAATTGCTTTGTGCAAATAACCAAGAACCATTTGATTGGTTGGGTCCATCAACCCAGAAGTGACTGCAACAATCGAATCATCAGCGATGCGCATACCTGTGGCATTCTGATATCCGCTCGTTGAAGTTTCCTTCAAAGCAAACCCACGATCGTTGTAGATGTAGTATTCGCTCTTGGTTTGAATGGTAGATGCCAAACCTTTCGCTTGAGGAATACGGCGGATTTCACGAACCTTGCGCAGTTTGCGAGGATCGATGTAGCGCATTTCAAGGATGCCATGATCTGGACGTTCTTCGTCAATAATGACGTGGAAGTATAGACGTCCGTCGATATACCAACGGCGACACAGATCATAACCATTCATATTGAAGTCGAACAGACGAACGACTTCTTCAAATTCTTTACGAATGCGTTCCTTGACCTTTTCTGAATAGCCATCCAGCTGATCAAGATTGATCTGCACAAGATCTTCGTCTTCTGCAAATGCGACCATTTCATTGACGATGTCGTCAATTGCCGACTCAACTTCAGGCTGAATCGACATTTCACGATAGCGTGTTACGAGTTCAGACTCTGTGCGAACAGCACCTTCTAGATCGAGATATGTGCCAACGACACCACCTTCTTGGACAATGACGGCGCCATCATCCTTGACTGGTGGTGCAAAAGATTGGATTTCTTTTTCCGGCTCTTTCTTTCTAAGAATGGAAAAGCCAAACAGATCTGCCAAGTTACATCTCCAAATAAAGTGGGCTACACGAAACTATGTAGCCCACTGTTCAGTCAGTTCAAATCTGGGCGACCATCCAGAGTCCAGTAATCGAGTGAAAACTCAACCGTGAACTCTTCGATAGCATTGTCATTTTCCCAGTTCAATTCAATTGCGCCGACGGTCAGAGGGAAAATATTCTCGAACGTGTAGGTGCAAATGACATTGCCAGTTTGACCATACTGAATGACCTGAGCACGAGACTGGTATTCAGCAGGAGCAGCAGTTCCGAATCCACGGATGTTGCCCTGGAAGGTGTTGATCTGAGAAGACCAGGTTTCCAATGCTTGACGAATCAGGAAGTCTTCATCGTTGATGACGGTGACAGACCAGTTTTCGTATGTGCGGCTTGTACCAGCAACCTTGGTACGACGACCGAAGTATGGAACTTCGATCGCCGGCATTGTGGATTGCGGAAGAGAAGCAGCACGGCAAAGGAACGGGACTTTGATGTCAGCTACTGCAGTTGCAGGATTCGTAAAAGAAACCTGGAACAGAGAAGGACGAGCACCACCAAATTGAAGGTTGCTCTTGATGTCCTGTACGTTAAACGCCATTGTCGTTTTCTCCTAAAGGCTGTATTAGAACTGACCAACAACTTCGTTGAAATCGACGCCAGATGCAACAGCGACGAAGTTCAGACGGATGAAGTTGATGGAACGTTCCGGCTTGATGTAGATGTCGCCTACGAAGCTGTTGGAGTCAACAACCTGAGGGGTGTTGTTCGTACCATCGCAAACAACCTTGAAGTCGTAGATACCACGACGACCCTTGATGTCACGCAGGTATGGTTCCACCATGTTTTTGAACTGAGCTTGTGTGAAACTGTCGTTGAACTCGAACAAGGTGAACTTAGCCGCAGTCGAAATTGCCTTCTCGAGAACAATGAACAAACGACGCACGTTGATACGGTCGAATGCAGAAGACTTAGTCTGCAGAGTCTTATCTCCATAGAGGACAACACCCTGGCCAGGGAAGGAAACGACCGGGTTAACACCAGCAGAATAGAGGTCGTCACGTGCATCCGCGTTCGGATTCCATGCTAGCTTGACAACATTCTTGAGCTGACCACGGTTGAAACCAGCTGGCGACCACCAAGGATCACGAGTTTGATCAGTGTATGCGCACAGACCAGCAACATCACCATTCAAAGGAACCCAACGATACTTGTCATTGTACTTGTCGTACATGTACTTGTATCCAGAATCCATGACGGTGTACGAGGTGGACGAAAGACGATTGCGGAATGTAACAACTGCGCTGTCTTCGTTGCCCTTGTTGTTAACAACAGCAGCAAGCGGAGGAGAAACGAAGTTGATACAATCCTTACGCTTAGTGGTAATGTTGTCTGTGATGTAGTTTGGAACTTGTTCGCCAGAAACACCACCTACCGACTTGCCACCTAGGATCAACGCAACGTCGATGGATTCTGCATCAGCAAACACATCATATGCGTTAGTGATAGCAGAAGGAGCGATGGTTGATTCGGAAGCAGAGTCAGTACCGCCAGACATGGTCTGCGAAAGAGGCAGAACATTAGTGGAAGGAACGACGTTTACAGTCGTGTTAGAAGCTGCGCCTGGACGGTCAGAACCCCAATACAAGTATGCAGAACCCTGATTGATGACATGAGCGTAGTAGTTAGAACCACCCTGATCTGCCTGTGCGTCTGTGCCACGAGAAAGACCAACCCACTTCTCAAGGACGGCACCCTTTGTGCCAGTAAACACACCGTTCTGGTCAACAACGACAACGTGCAGCTCATCGCCAGTTACACCAAGATTGTTAGCGTAAGTAGAGGTTCCTGGTGGCACCCCAATGATACCAGAGAACTCCCAAGTACGTGTCACCAGGGTCTGAGAAACGTTTGAGTTAGTTGCAACGCGAGAACCAAGAGTCAGAGTTGCAGTAACAACACCGTTAGAGATGATGACCGGCGAAGACTTGGAAGTGACCTGAACCGTTTGAACACCAACAGCGTTGTTACCAATGATGAGGTAATCGCCGACCTGGATCGAGCTGAGAATGTTCGTTGCATCTGCAGAAGCGTCAGCATTTGCAGTGTTAGAACCACTGGAGTTGGTGATCTTCAGAGTACCAGATGTGGAGCCGACACCAAAGTCAAATTCGACTGTGTTGTTTGCGTTCGTAGGTGCACCAACAACCGACTGGTACGCACTGTTGCTATCGCAAACGGAAACGCGCAGGCTGTTACCAGCAGCACCAGGATAACGAGCAAACCAGAGAACATTATTAGAGAATGTTCCTGAGAGAGCTTCGTATGCATCCAGGTTCTTAATCTGGATCGGAGTGGTGGTGCCAGTGTTAGCAACTGCGTTGTAGGTGTTCGAATCAACTGCACGGGAAATGTACAGCTGCTGAGAATATGCAAGATATGACGCAGCCGTCAACCAAGTTTCAAAGTTGGTATCGGTTGGCGTAAGGAAATTATTGCGTAGGTCGATTTCGGAACTAACCTGCACTGCCTGGTCGGCTGGTCCCCACGAGAAAACGCCAGCAATAGCTGCTTTTGTGGTGGACACTGCCGGCACGACGGTGGTCAGGTCAATTTCCTGCCAATCAACGCCTGGTGAAACTCGGAAAGTCATTAGTGGATCTCCTGTCAAGAGGATGCGAGATTCGACAACTATTTATTAAATCATTGTTTTAGAAATCACCAAAGAAAGATTTGTCAAAATCGCTCTTAAAGGCGTCCGGTAGATTGGTGATGATTTCTTCTAGAGAACGACCATCGTCTAAGAAACCAAGAGGAAGCATTTCTTCTTCCATTTCGTTCGACTTGATTTCAATCATTCGCTGACGAATATCAGAATCAAGAAGATCCTTAAAATATGTCTGCGTGGTTGCCCATGAGAACAGAACCAAACACATCACGAAGTCGTCATGTTTACCGACTTCCGCGTTGTAGCTGTTGCCATCTTCGACGTAAGAATACAGTTCTTCTACGATTTCTTCAGACTGAACCAACAGCTGGTGGCTTTCAATCAAGTGTTTGAGGTTGAAGCAACCCATACGCTTGACAGGAGGTGTAGTTTTGACACCAGGACGTCCACCCTTACCGAAACCGCCGCCGAGCACCCAACCCTTACGACCTGTTGATGTACAATAGAGAAGGTTTTCGACTTCCAACTCATCGTTAAGAAGCTGAGCGACCTGGCCACCAATATCGTTGATTTCCACTAGGATTTGAGCGTTGTTGTATTTCTTAGCAGCCTGGGCGATGAAGTTTGGAAACACATGCGGAGCAACCAAGTTGTCTCTGTACGTGCAGACAACTTTGTATGGGAACTTCGATGTGTCGACGATGACAAACGCTGAATAGTCGCCACCACCACCGCGAGCAACGTCGACTGTGATGAAATAACGACCTTCAGGATTTGGTTCTTCGTAGATATTGATTTTGCCACTTCGAGCAATTGGCTTGATCCAGAACAAGCTTTGGAGCGCGTCTGCCGAGATAAGCGTCGACGATGAACCGATAAAGTTCGTTTCAAATTCTTGGCGGAACTGTTCAGGAGAAGTGTTGTTGATAGTTTCCTGTTTCCACTTCTCATCACGCCCAGGTACTTCTGACCAGTGTGCTTCAAATGGAACGTAATCATTCTTTCCTGGCTCACCCGGAGCCTTGACAGCATCATGCCAGAATTTCGCGAACAAGTCGAAACCGTTCGGCGTTGAAGTCATGATGACCTTCGTCTTCGTACCAGAAGTGATGGTTGGGTATGTAGAAGTGAAAAACTTCTGTTGCAGGTTACGCTCGATGTGAGCGAACTCGTCCAGATATACCAGATTGATGGATTTACCACGGATCGCGCTGGATGAAGTAGCAGAAGCTAGAACCTGTGAACCATTCTCAAGTACAATGCGTCGCTTGTTCCAAATGTGAACACCTTGTTGCATCCACTTAGGCAAGTTTTCATATGCCATCTGAACACGCTCAAGAATTTCTTGAGATTGATCAAATTTGTTGGCAAGAATCGCAACGCGGTATTGTGGATTGAAAATGATGTACCAGAGGATCAATGCTGCTGTCGTTGTGGTCTTACCAACCTGACGTGGAAGTTTCGCAATCGTAAAACGATTTTCATGCATCGTCTTGATCATCTTCTCTTGGAATGGCCACATATTGAATGGCACGATACCATCGTCAAGCGAGATGATCTTTACATAGTTCTTGACGAAATAGATGATGTCTTCCGAGCACATCGCCATTTCAAGCGCTTGCTCGCGTTCAAGTTGGATTTGAATGCCAGCAGGCTTAAGATTAGGGTTGCCTGAATACGAAGAGCCTTCATCATAGCCTAATTCAAATACGTCTTCTGGATCTTTCTTTTTAACCATTCTCAATTACCGTTGCTTCGACAGTGATCGCAGCAGCTTGTGCACGTTTTGTGCGCAATTCATTCAGGAAGTCTTCCGTTGTTCCAATGAATACATTGCTGTTGCTAATCGTAGCAACTTCCTTGCTCTCTTCTTTCTTTGGAATGACTGGAAGGAGTTGTCTACGTTTCTCGTGAAGATCGATCAGCTGTTTGTTGGAATCTGTGAGAGTCTTGATCAACGTTGATACAATTTCGAACGCTCTTGGCTGTTCAGTTTGTTTTGCGATAACAAGAAGTTCGTCTAAAGCATCAACGCCTTTTTCGATAAGTTTCTTGACATTCTCTCTCGCAATGGCAAAATCTTCTTCGCCATCCTTTTCTTCTTGAGTTAGCTCAACAATCTCTTCAACTGTTTCTTCCAACTCAACCGGAAGCCGAGGAGTCTCTTCCTCTTTTTCGATCACCAGTGGATTCATACCAAGTGCATCACTAATGGACTTCATCACTTCTTGTGTCATTGTTTATCCGTTACCGTTACGATAAAGTTGTAACATCCATCAGGGTCGACGCTATTTGGAGGAACAGTGAGAGATGAATTTGAAGTTGGGTTGCCATTGGCATCTTGACCAGGAACAACCTGAATGCTAGAAAATTGAGTGTTTGAATCTGGATCCCAGAAATTCACATTCGATACAGTGATAAGTTTGCCAGAATTTACTGGTCCGTAGAAGTTTGCTTTGCAGGTGAAGCTCAGTGTCCAAATGAGGGCACGGCGTTCGCTGAAATCACCTTCGTAGCTGTCCTGATTCATCACAGAGTTGAGGACATACGGCACGTCAACAGAAATTCCCATCTGATCGATCATCTTGATCGTCACTGTGAAATCTGGCGAGAAGAATGGGAGGATTTGTTCAAGAATCTGAGAACCATCGTCCCAAGAACGCACCAAAATACTCAGTACAAAATTTATATCGTAAGGAACTGGGTTGTAGACCGCCAGAATGTTGCGCGGATTAGTTGGATCCGGAACTTTAATTTGGCTAGTTCCATTCAACTTACGATCACCAGCATACGTCATTCCTTGAATTTCAAATGACATGCGAGGTAGCTGTGTTGCAACTGCCTTATCAAAATCAGGATCTTGGCGTAGACGCATCAAATACTTTTCAGCAGGACCATACGCAATAGGCACGTTGACGGTCTTGCTTATGGTGCCGTCAGCAGATTTCTTGACAATTTGGATGTCATTGAACAACGTGCCGAAGACGATGATGTATCGGCGAAGCAATTCATTGTAGAATGGGCTGTTACCGAGCATTAGAATTTACCACTCGTCATTGGGTTCTGATCAGAATAATCAATGAAGGTTTGACCTTCCCAACCAATATCAGTGACTTCAGAACCTGGATCATTGGTATCTGGATCGTCATCACCATATGCAATAGTTGTGCCATCTTCGCCTTCGATGAAGCTACCATCTTCGCCTTCAAGCTGTTCTGGCGAATTGTTGTTGCCAGGCACAACATATTTCTGGAAGAGCTGATCGATGAAATCGTATCCAGTTGAGAACAATTCGTTGTTGTATTCAAACACTTCACATGTCAAGTCATATGCCTGAAGCGAACCGAACTGATACATGACTGGCTTGTAATCCACGAACGTGATCTCAAACAACTTCCCAGTCATTGGGAAGTAAATGAGATCTCCCTCTCGCGGTCGCGTTGGCATGAACAGACTATCTTTGTCAAGGACTTCAAATTTGAATTCACGCTTTGACAAAGAAAGGATGACTTGATCGCGAATCTCTACACCAAATTTAGATAAGAACTGCCCATCTCCTGTGAATCCATCAACTGTCTTGATGTAGCAGGCAACAGGATATGCTGCTTCAAACTTTGACAGTTTGTCATCCACAATGACTGTATCAGGGTTCAATTGAACGCGCTTGATGTAATAGAGGTCCGCAGCATACATTTTGAGTGCTTCGTGAACAAGGCTCTCGATAAGATCCTGTTCTGTCGAAGAAGTGTAGTTGCGAAAATATGGATTAGAACCCATCATCCCTCCATGAATGCAGGAGGCAAGCTGTAAGAGAAAATCATTTCATCTTCAAGCTTCTTGCGTTCTTCGCTATATCGCGCGAACAATTCATCGGCATTGAATTGTATTCCGCCCGCAAGTTGCATTCCTTTGAATTTTTGCAAATTGGTTGCCCATTGGATTCCAATGATCGTAGTTGCATAGCGGAGCAACCAACGATCTGCCCAGAGTTTAGGATACTGCACTGGATCAATTACGCTGTAGCATTCGACAACGAGATACTGACCTGGAACTACTTTGTTCCAGTCCATATCAATCCAGAGCTTGTTGGACAAGCGATTGTAGCGGATTCGTTGTGAACCAACCAATAGCTGTTGCAACAAACTGACATGCTGCATTGCCATGAAGAATGGCACCATTGATTGCGATGTCAGTGTATACAGGTCGTTTAATGCGATCTGATACTGAATGTTGAAGATGCCGCCCTGTGTAATTGAAGAACCGATATCAAAAATGGAAACGGCTCCGATAATATTCGGCGGCAACGTGATGTATTTGTTGTCGATATCAGTTTGTTGAATCTGATATTTGTAGTATGTCTTATCAGTTCCATCGAAGTGATAATCAGCGTAATACTGCAAAGCTTCGTCGATTCTGTCTTCAACCTGATCGTCATCCACGTTGATCTCTACTACTGGTGCACCCAGCTCACGTAGGCACCATTCCTTGAAAGATTGACGATCGACTGGCAATGCCATGATTTTCTCCGATTAATCTTTGTATTTAGCTGATAGCTTTACGAAACGCTGCTGAGTATTCAGAACATTCGGTTGCATTTTGTTTGATACGATGTATTGTAACAGATGGAATCAGCCCATGACATTTTTCAATGTATGGCAAATACACTTCTAGGGGATATCCATAGAGTTGGTCAACAGGAAGGTTCGGAACCATTACTGTTGACCAATAATCTGCCACATTGCATTTCGATGCCTTGTAGGCATGATCAAGAAGCTGTTTTCCATTGAAGGCATATTCCACTAACTCTTCGGGATTCGAGAACGCATGAACAGGAGCAGATTTGAACTGTTTGTTCAACATAGCTTCTCGAATTAAAAAGAAATCGGGATACACTGCAGCAGGGATATTTTCTGCATTCATGATGAATGATTGTGTGTTTTGCTTTTCATGCAGGTCAGGGTTTGGTTGACCAAGCATAGCATACATGTCAAGGCTCTTCGATCCTTCGTAGCAACGCATCGGCGACATCATGAGGAAGTATGATTTCATTTCCTCATACGATGTTTTGCCTGGCATCTTATTCAGAATCGATCCAGCGCATATCTGCAGCCAGATACCCGAAGCCTTGATTTCTCTCAGAAATTCTGCTGTCTGAGAAACGCGACGAAACACGTCAAATTTAGCAGTGAAGACCTTTGCTGTTTTCTTCAAAGACTTAGTTTCTTTAACAATCAAGTTCTGGTAATTGGCGAACTCTTCGCCAACCATTTCTTTGTATTTTTCAATCTTGTCTTCAGGAATGACTACGATCAGTTCTCCAATTTCTTTCTTGAATGGCTCTAGACTCTTCAACGTGACGAAGAATCCGTGATGAGACGCAATTAAGATGACGTTGAATTTTTGCGACTTAGCCATGTGGATACTTTTTCATGTGTTCAAAATAACGAGCAACATCAGCTTCTGGATCTTTAGAAAAAGTCGTGATGATGCCTGATTCTGGATGACTGAATAAAGAAGTGAGTTTATCAATCAATTTCATCTTAGCTTTGCAATTATCAAGACCACGATACACATGTTCAAAGTTAGACCAAGTCTTCTTTCCAGAAACCAGACCAACTTTTTTGCCGAGCAACGTTGCTGCAATTCCAGTTTCAGAAGTCATGGTGAACCAAACTTTATCTGAATAACGCATGATGTCATACAATGGGGCGTCTGCTGGAATTACACTTCCTTTCCATCGGCGAGAAAGCATAGTGCGCCAAACTTTGGACGTAATTGGATGCAGCTTAACTTTTGCTCCCTTTGCCACTAGATCATCAATTTTCAAGAAATCAACCATTTCTTCTTTGGCTAACACATTTGTGCCAGGAA